TGCGTTTTTTTTGCGTCTATCGTTTCGCTATGACTGAAAACGATGTGCGCGCGATGATTCGAGAAAGGGCCACAGACGCCGGCTCGCTCGCCAAGTGGGCTAAGCTGCACGGTATCGCGCCGAGCTACGTCACCGACATCATGGCCGAGCGGCGCCCGCCTGGTGAGAAGGTGCTTAGCGCGCTCGGCTTGGTGAAGACCGTTGATTACGCCTATCAGCTCGCGGAGCCATCATGAGACTGCCCGACTGGAACGATCTGACCAACGAGCAGCGTAGCGGGATTTGCCGAAAGGCGGAATATCACGCTTGCAGTTGCATGGACGCCGGCCAGCTAGCGCTGGACGTTTACGAAATCCTCCGAGAGACGTTGAACCGACCCGAAGCCGATCCGAGCGACGAGCCGCTAGAATTGCCGCGCCATATGCAGGGACCGACCTATAACGGTCGCGTCGCATGACCCCCGCCGACGCGCCGAAGGGGGCGACGTTCCGCTGCGGCCACGCCCGAGTCGCAGAGAACGCGACAGGCGGCGATCATCCGCGCTGCCGGCTGTGCCGCAACGCCTACCTGCGGGACTACATGCGAACCTATCGCGGCGGATGGCCGTACAAGGGCGATTTGCCCAAGCCGAAACACGATCCGTGGGGGAAACAAGCATGAGTCGCTGGACTGGCTGGAATGATTCCAACACGGAGCAATGCCGCGTCTGGTACTACGTGGAGGGCCTGTCGGCGACGACCATTGCGGCGCGGTTCGGTGTCGGGCGCGGCGCTATCGTCTCGAAGATGGCGCGCGTGTTTGGTCGTCTCGAAAAGAGCGACATGACCGCTCGCCGAGTCGCCCACCGCGTCAAAGGCGACATCGCGCTTCAGAACCGGCTCACGGCAGTTCAGAGGGCCGCACAGCGCGGTTCGACACCGAAGCCCACACCGATGCCGCCAGCAGCCGAAACGCCCGCCAGCGCCCGTCCTAGCGGCTATCCCGAGCCAATTCCGCTTCTATCCCTGCTCTGGTCCTCCTGCCGCTGGCCAATGTCGGTTGTGCCGCCGGGACAGTCGCACGCCGACATGAGGTTCTGCGGCGCGAGGAAGGGCGACGGGCCTTATTGCGCGCACCACGCGAAGCTCGCCGTCCAAGAGCGCCAACCCGACAAGCGGCACATGCGGCTGGAGCGGTTTGCGTGATGGACACGATTCTCACGCCTCGTCAGGACTGGCGCACGCCGGTGGTGGTGGACGGCCGCAGCATTCCAAGCTCGGTCCAAGGCCAGATTTGCCGAGCACAGACGCTGGCCGAATTTCGCGGCATCGAGCGCGACATGGGCTGGACGCCGCGCCAGTTCATCGAGGTTCGCCGGGCGCTCTACCAGCGGCGCTACGGGGTGAAGATATGAGCGCCGCCATCCGGGGCGAGCACGTCGAATGAGCCGGCCCCTGGCTATCGATCTCTGCTGCAAGGCGGGCGGCGCAAGCATGGGCCTGGCCATGGCAGGCTATGACGTGATCGGCGTCGATATCGAGCGCCAACCTCGCTACCCCTTTCCGTTCGTCCAAGCCGATGTGCTGCGGTTGCCGTTCGACCTGAGGGCCTTCGACTTCATCTGGGGCAGTCCGCCCTGCCAGGCACATACTGAGGCGATCAGCGCGCCAGAATATCGCGCTCGGCACACCTGTATCATCGCCCCGATGCGAGAGATGCTAGAGGCGAGTGGCGTCCTGTGGTGCATGGAAAATGTTCGTAGAGCGCCTATCCGACCCGACCTCGTGCTCGACGGGACGATGTTTCCTAGGCTGAAGGTTATCCGGCGCCGTCACTTCGAGATGAACTTCCCGGCGCCGTTCCTGCTCGGCTCTACGACACACGATCTTGTCGGCGCGAAGGGCTGGGCTAGCTGCACGGATGGCGATAATAGTAGTCACGTACGGGCGAGCCGGCGCAAACACGGGCTTCCCCACGCCGATTCCACCGCCTATCGCCGCGAATGCATGGGCATCACCTGGCCCATGAACCGCGCCGAAGTCGGGAATGCCATCCCGCCCGCCTACTCCGAGTTCATCGGTCGCCATGCGCTGGCTTACATAGCATCGCGGCCGCCGGACGCGCGGGTGGGGGAGGGGCCGAACGACGAGCGGCTGGAGCGCAGAAAGCGATTGGGGCACCAATGACGATCACCTACCACAACGATCTGATCCAAGGCTCGGAAGAGTGGCACGATGCCCGCTGCGGGCTGCTGACAGCTTCCGAGATGAAACTGATCATCACGCCGACGCTCAAGATGGCGTCGAACGACAAGGAGCGGTCGCACTTATACGAGCTGTTGGCCCAGCGGATCACCGGCTATGTCGAGCCGGCCTACGTCTCGGACGACATGTTGCGCGGCCACGAAGCGGAAATTGACGCTCGCACCGCCTACGCCGAGAAGTATGCGCCAGTGGCCGAGGTTGGTTTCGTCACCAACGACAGGTGGGGCTTCACGATTGGCTACTCGCCTGACGGCTTGGTAGGCGAGGACGGTCAGGTCGAAGCCAAGTCGCGGCGGCAGAAATTCCAGATCGAGACCATCGTCAACGGCGTGATGCCGGATGACTTCGCGCTCCAGGTTCAGACCGGCTTGCTCGTGACCGAGCGCGCTTGGTGCGACTTCATCAGCTATAGCGGCGGCCTGCCGATGATGACGGTCAGGGTCTTTCCTGACGTTGTTATCCAGAGCGCCATCGTTGAGGCCGCGACCGCCTTTGAGACGCGCCTGGCCGACAAGTGGGACCAATACCGCGTCGCGATGGCGTCGAAGGCGCGGCTCATTCCGACCAAGCGCCGAATCATTCAGGAGATGTTCGTCTAATGACCGCCGCAGATACGGCTGAGGCCGGAACCGCAGTGTCGGTTTTCACGGTCGCCAATCCCCTCGTCATCCTGACCGATGGCGTGAAGTTCGATCGCTTCTACGAGGACGTAAAGCGAGAGACGGACAAGCTTGAAATCGACCTGACCACGGAGCGAGGGCGCAAGGCTATCGCGTCCATGGCCTACAAGGTCGCACAGACCAAGGCCGCGATTGACGAGGCAGGCAAGACGCTGACCGCCGAGTGGCGCGACAAGATAAACGTCGTTGACGAAGCGAGGCGCAATATCCGGACGCGCCTCGACGCGCTGAAGATCGAAGTCCGCAAGCCTCTCACCGAGTGGGAGGAGGCTGAGGAGGCGCGTGAGGCCACGGTTTCTGCGATCCTGGCTTTTCTGCGGAATGCGTCTGTGGTCATGGCGCACGAGACAGCGGAGGACGTGGCAGAGCGTCTTTCGGATATCCGCGCCCGCATCCTTGATCCGGCCGTTCTCCAGGGCGCCCAAGGCATCGCCGAAAACCTGCGGGACGCGGCCGTTGATACGCTGGGCAACGCTCACGCCCGGCTAATCAAGGAGGCCGAGGATCGCGCCGAGTTGGAGTTGCTGCGCACCCGCGAGGCGGAGCGCCTAGCGCGTCAGGAAGCTGAGCGCGAGGAGGCAGAAAAGGCGACGCGTGAGGCCGCAGAGGCTGAGAGGGCCGCCCTCGCTGCTGCACACGCCAAAGAAGTGCGCAAGGCCAACGAGGAAGCCATCGCCAAGCGCGCCGCAGAGGCCGCTAGAGCCGAAGCCGAGCGCCAGCATGCCGAGGCGCTCGCGACCGAGAAACGCCGTGCCGACGAGGCTGAGGCGGCACAGCGGGCCGAAGCAAAGCGCATTGCCGACGAACAGGCAGCGCGTGAGGCCGAAGCCGAGCGCCTGGCCGCAGAGCAAGCTGCTCGCGACAAGGACCGCAAGCATCGCGGCGAGGTCATGTCTGCGGCGAAGGTCGCCATCATGGCGCTCGATGTTGCCGAGGATGCCGCCAAGAAAATCGTGCTCGCGATTGTCGCAGGCGAAGTGCCCAACGTCACGCTGAGGTTCTGATGCCGAACACCGTCCTTCGCGTTGTCGATTTCGAGACCAACGGCTTCGACCCGCCCGCCGAAGTGATTGAGGCTGGAACCTGTGATGTCAGCCAGATCGGCGACAGGTGGGTGGTGGACGAGGGCCATTTCGCCGACTTCTTCGCCTGCGAAAAGCTGCGCCCCGAGGCGCGCGCGGTTCACCACATCACGCCGGGCGAGCTGGAGGGCGCCGAGCCGTTCGACGCCGAGGACTTCCTGCTCAAAGTCACGCGCGAGAAGGTCACCGCCATCGTCGCGCACAATTGGGAGTTCGAGAAAAAGTGGTTGGGCGATTGCGCCAACCTACACCCGATCTGCACCTATAAGGCCGCGCTTCGCGTCTGGCCCGATGCGCCCTCGCACTCGAACGGCGCGCTGCGGTACTGGCTCGAAGACCAAGGACTAATCCGTCCCGATCCGAAGATGTGCGAGCCGGCCCACCGCGCCGGCCCAGACGCCTACGTCACCGCCCACATTCTCGTCGCGCTGCTTGAGCATGCGACCGGCCGCGAAATGGTCGCGTGGACCAAAGAGCCACGCCTGCTTTCGACGCTGCCAATCGGCAAGCAGAAGGGCTCGAAGTGGGTCGACGTGGACCGAACTTTCCTTTCGTGGATGCTGCGCCAAGAAACCATGGAAGAGGATTTGAAGTGGAACGCTCGGCGCGAACTGGCTCGGAGGGCCGCACTATGAACGACATGACCGCCGTGATTATCCCGAAATCCGATCAGATCAACGCTGACGACCTGATTGCCGGGCCGATCACCGTCACCATTTCCGAGGTCGCGATCACTGCCGGCACAGAACAGCCGGTCTCAATCGACATCGGCATTCCCGGCAAGGTCTATAGGCCGTGCAAGAGTATGTCGCGCGTGCTGGTGGCGGCGTGGGGACCGGATGCGAAACAGTACACCGGCCGCTCTCTGACGCTCTACCGAGACCCGACCGTCAAATGGGGCGGCCTAGACGTGGGCGGCATCCGGATTTCGCACCTGAGCCACATCGACAAAGACATGACGATGGCGCTCACGGCAACGCGGGCGACGCGGAAGCCGTACACGGTCAGGGCGATGAAAGACGGGCCGGTGACCAAGCCAGCAAAGGAAGGCGCTGGCGACGGCTCCAAGACCGACCAGTGGGCCGCTCTGTGGCGCTCGCGGCTGCAAGACCCGGACGTGACGGCGCCAAGGCTGAGCGCGTCCTGGGGCAGCCCACAGAACAACGCCGCCCGCGACAAGGCGCGGCGGGAGAACGCGGAGCTGGAGCGCGAGGTCGCCCAGGAAGTGATGGACGCGATTACGGTGCTGGAGACGGCGTGATCAAGGGAGCCGATGGTCGCCCGGTCTTCCACCTTCGCGGCCCTCCGACGAAATCGCGGACGGGCCGCAAGGTTCGTAGCGACACGGGCGGAAAGCACGAAGACTCGGAACATCAGTTCCAGGTCGAGGTCGCCGCAGCGTTAGTCTGGGCGCTTCCTGACGATTATCTGTGGACTGCCAATGCGGCGGGCGTGCGCGTGTCTATGCATGTTGCGACGAAGATGAAGGCGGCCGGTGTTCGCCGAGGCTGGCCCGACATGCAGATACTCTTTCCGTCCGCAGTCACACGATTTATCGAGCTGAAGGCTGACGGCTCGCTGAGCGTCGAGCAAAAAGCCTTCCGTGATCGGTGTTTGGCGACGGGCCGAGACATCTGGGCGACAGCGCGGACACTGATCGAAGTCGAGAGCGCACTACTGCGGTGGAAGGTACCGCTACGCATGCCGCTCAGCTACGCGAACCGCTATCAGGCGCCGATGTGGGAGCGGATGAGCGCGGACGAAAAGCGGCGCGCTTGGGCCGCGCCAGAATAACTCACAGAATCAGCTTCACGGGCGCTTGTCGGCTCGCGGCTTTGGGTGTCTTCTGATCGTTCTTGAAGGGCGGGGCGGGCGCGTCACCACACGCCACCCGCCCCTTGTGACAGCCGGCTTCGGGGAAGGAGCGCCAGTGTCAATTTCAGAACCCTATATAGCTTGGAAAGGTCCTGTTCCTACTAGGGATAGACCAACTTTTCCACAGATGCCCGAACGCGTGGCCGAAATCATCCGCGAGGTGGCGGCTATACACGGCGTTACGGCGGGTGAGATCATCGGACCCTCGCATCTTCGCGCCATCGTCTGGCCCCGCTTCGAGGCCGCCTACCGCATCCGCGAACTGCGCATGGCAGACGGCCGCCCGCCCAGCTATCCGCGAATCGGCCGATGGCTCGGCGGTCGCGACCACACCACGATCATCGCGGGAATCAGGCGCCATGAGGCGTTGACAGACCCCAAACAGCGCAAGGTGGCGCTGGCCTACCAGACGGGCCGCGTCAATGGCTGAGCCGTTGTCACCCGATCCCGTATGGTCGCAAATGGCCGAGCTGCTATGCTCTGGCGCGTTCGCGGGCCACGCGCTTTTAGCCGAGTTGCGCGATCGCTTCCCCCACGCCCGCAGAGACGACGTATATCGCGCCATAGCGCTCGCCTGGACGCATCAGCAGGCTGGATGGCTGGCTGATAGCATAGAGCTTGAGACGGCGCGTAGGGCGGCATCGAGGGGGCCGTTGTGAGCACTCGCCGCTTTAGGGGCCGAAAGCCCAAACAGTCGCCGGGATACCTAGAGCGGTTGTTGGGCGGTGAAGTTCCGCTCGATCGCAGAGGCAAGGTCACTCACGTATTCGTTCGGCACGATGACGATTGTCCGATGTTGGCCGGGCTCGGACACTGCAATTGCGTGCCGGACATCGATTGGCGCCCAGACGACGGCGAGCTGTCATGAGCATACCCGAGGAACCATTCTCGGCAACCGACGACGACGTTGTTGCCTACCTGCTCGATCCGTCCGTAGCGCTCACAGAATCCGACGCGGCGCGTATGTTCGCCAACAAGTTCTCTGGCCGTCTGGCCTACTGCCACACCGAGGGCGTGTGGCGCGAATGGAGCGGTTCCATCTGGGCCAAGTGCGAACTGCCGACCGGCTTCATCAGGGCGCGCCAAGAGATCGAGGAAATGGCGCCGAAGGTGAAATCCGGCGGACAGATGAAGAAGCTTCGGTACGTCCAGGCCATGGTCACGTTCACGCAAAATGACGAACGAATCGCTAGGCGCGCTACCGATTGGGATCAGGACGACTGGCTGCTTGGAACGCCGACCGGGACCGTAGACCTCAAGACCGGCAAGACGCTGGTAGCGAAGCCGTCGTTCAACATCACCAAAACTACTGCCGTGGCGCCGGCGGCTATGTCGCTCTGCCCCGCTTGGCGCCGCTTTCTGCTCGAAACCACGGCGGGAGACGAGGATTTGATCCGCTACCTACAGCAGATCGCAGGCTATAGCCTTACTGGCTCGACACGCGAACAGTCGCTATTCTTCATCTATGGACCAGGCGGGAACGGCAAGGGCGTGTTCCTGCACACCATCGCCAATATCATGGGCGACTACGCGACCAACGCGGCGACACAGACGTTCATGGCGACGAATTGGGACCGCCACACCACAGACCTCGCGATGCTGCGGGGCGCTCGCCTCGTGACCGCCAGCGAAACGCCAGAGGGCTCGAAGTGGGACCAGCAGCGCGTCACGTCCCTTACCGGCGGCGACAAGATCACTGCGCGGTTCATGCATAAGAACAACTTCGAATTTATCCCGCAATTTACGCTGGTGATCGTCGGCAACCACAAACCCGAGCTGCGCAGCGTCGATGACGCAATCCGCCGCCGCATGAACATGATCCCCTTTGAAATCCGGCCGAAGCTGAAAGACGCTGAACTAGAGGATAAACTCCGTCCTGAGTGGCCGGGAATTTTGCGTTGGATGATAGAGGGATGTCTTGATTGGCAGGCTGATGGTCTCGTGCGACCGACCACTGTTTCCGAGATGACTGACGCCTATTTCTACGACGAGAACACTCTCCAGCAATGGCTCGATCAGGAGTGTGAGGTCGAGCCAGATAATCCTCACCTATGCGAAAAGTCCTCGGCTCTATTTCAATCCTGGGTGCATTTCTGTAAGGCCAATGAAGAGACGCCAGGCAGCGCCAAGACCTTCAAGCCCGCGATGCAGAAGGCCGGTTTCCGGTTCAAGCGTACAGCTGGCGGCAAGTGGTTCCACGGCGTCTCGCTGCGGCACATCGACACCGACCGAGGAGCGTTCGGCTAACGCAACCGACGCAGGTTCACCGCTCCGGCCCGACACATCGCTGCGCTCCATGGGTCGAATCCTTGGTTCATCCAGCCCCGCACTGTCGTTAACGGCGGCCAACCCGGCTCATCCAACACGTCCCGGATGTGTTCTCCGGCTTCGACGCGAGCGAGGAGTCTGGTTTTGATCAACGTCCTCTCCTCTGAGGTGAACTTCGACTTCCAACCCATGATAATACCCTATTTGAAGTATTAAAAAATGCCACGTGCCAGCAAATGCCATCTAACCAGATATCTAAGCCCTCACGCGCGCGCATACATACGCGACGGCTGAGATAGACGGCAAGCCGGCATCTGGTGGCATCGTGGCATTTTCTGATTTCAGGCCCAACCCCCCTTGAGCAACAGGGGCGAGGTGGGGTAGCGGGCGGATTTGACGGACGGACGTGCGTAGCGAAAAATAACGCACCGGGATAAGCCCGCATCCGGCTCCGATTAGTAAATGCCGGTTCACATTAGAAACCGAGCGAAATGCAGGGTCGCCAGAGAACAGCGCTTGCGCGCTCATGATAGGCTACGAGCTTCGACAGCTTCGGCGTTCGACCGGCTTGACGCAGGCTGCGCTGGCCGAGTTGCTCGGTGTTGCGACCAAGACAGTTAACGCATGGGAGAACGGGCACGTAGCGGTGACGCGCATCACCGAGATCGCCTGCCGCCACGTCCTGGCCGAGATCGCAGAGCGCCGGCCGTCTACGATCCCGCCAGCCCAGCAGCGGCCTGGCTGGCAGCGGAGGCTGAGGAAGTGGCTGCTGAGCAGGGTTTGACAATGAAACTTACGACCGTTAGTGAGAACGTCATGAAGTACGTGTCATACTTACGGGTCTCGACGGCAGACCAGGCAGCAAGCGGGCTGGGGCTAGAGGCGCAGCGCGAGGCGGTGCGGCGTTACGTCGAGGGGCGCGCAGGGCGACCCGATGGGACGGCGACCGGAATTGTGGTGGGACCCCCTCTTGCGATTATTCCCAAAGAAAATCTGATACTTGCCGAGATCGAGGAGCAGGAGAGCGGCAAGCGTGCTGACCGCCCGAAGCTGGCCGAAGCGATCAATCTGGCGAAGTTGACGGGTGCCACCCTGATCGTCGCCAAGTTGGACCGGCTATCGCGAAGCATCCACTTCATCACCAGCCTTGAGGAGGCGAAGGTGAAGTTCGTTTGCGCCGACATGCCGGAGGCCAACGAGATGACGATCCACATCATGGCGGTGATGGCGCAGCACGAGCGGCGAATGATCAGCGAGCGGACCAAGGCGGCTCTGGCGTCGGTGAGGGCTAGACTGGCGGCTGGTGAGCCATATGTGTCGCGAGCGTCTGGCCGACTGGTGACCAAGCTAGGCAACCCGAACGGGGCGGCGGCTCTAAGGCGGTCTACGAGGCCGAGCGGGGGCGGTGTGGCGCGGAAGATGAAGGCCGACGCGCGGGCCGGCGATCTGAGGCAGACCATCACGCGGCTGCGGGGAAGCGGTGCGACTAGCCTATCTGCGCTAGCGGCCGGTTTGAACGGTATGGGTATTGAGGCGCCGAGGGGCGGCGTGTGGCACCCAAAGACGGTGGCGCGTGTGCTAGAGCGCTTGACGCCTGTCGTACCGTCTAGTACCCATGCGGCCCCATGAGTATCTACAAGCTAGACCTGTCCGAGTCTGACCGTGCCGCACTCGATGCCGAGCGGGCCAGGCGGGGCTTTCGGTCCTGCGCTGATCTTGTGCGGGCGTGGATACGCGAAACAGCGGACGCGCCGACCAGGGAGGACATTGAGTTTGGAGCGGCGTTTGCGCTAGGCCATCACGGCCCGAAGCCGCGTTACCGCCGATGAGCGATCCCTACGCCATGAAGTCGGTCGAGGAACTGTGGACCGGTAACGGCCCGCTGAGCGTTGGGCGCGAATTGCGATTCGCGAGGCGCCGCGTCTTGCCGTACCGGGTTGACCGCCAGCGTGTGCTCGACCAAGCGGTGCGGAACGTCGAGGCCCGGCGCTGCATGGGCTGGGCGCGTCCGCCGACGTTTATCGGCGATGACCTTGCCGCTGCGTACCGCGCCGAGTTCGCCCGCCTGTGGGCTGAGCGATGAGCCGTGGTCGCGAGATGCGGGAGGGTGAGCGCAAGGCGCTGACCTATGGAATCCGCCACTATGTCGAGTTGCTGGCAGTGCGAGACGCCTTGGCCGTGATGATCGCGGAAGAGGACTACCACGACGATATCGACCCGAAGTTCTACGCACGGGCCTTCGCCAAGGTGAACTCCAAGATCGGAATCGTTGAGGCGACCGCTTCGCCCGACAAGCACGACGATCCGGTGGGCGTCGAGGTAGATCTGTGACCAAACACCACCCCTACCTCAAGCCGGCGAACGCCGAACTCGCCCGCTGGCCCGGTGTGAGTTACTCGCGCCGACGCCGGTCGAAGCACATGGCGCTGGTGCTAGCTTTCGGCGGGGCAGAGCGCTTCGTGGTCTATCCGTTGTCGCCGAGCGATGGCGCGCATGGGTTGAAGAACCACCTGGCCGATGTGCGGGCCGAGCTGGCCGGCATGGGCGCGGTGCGTGAGACGAAGGGGCGGTTGCGGGTTGATCTGCCTCGGTCGGCGCAGCGGTCGATTGCCCGGCCTGTGGTGCGGCCCAAGCCGCTGCCGAAAGTCGTGATTGTCGAGACGGCGCTGTCGCGCGATCCGTGGGCGGCGCTGGTCGGGTGGGCCAGTCGGGTGTTTGGGACGCGAGCGAATGTCTGAAAAGCCCGACGAGCATGGTCTATTGCCATCGCAATACCCGGCGCGCATCGCGTCGCTGACTGAGACGCCGATCTGGGACCGTGCTACGAAGGCTTTGGCCGCTGAGGGTGTGGATGGTGGGTTGGCGGCCGCGCCAATGATGCCGTTCTTCGGTGTCGCGATGGTGCTGGCTGCCGTGCGCAATCCGCCGCCAGCGTTTGTGGAGAGGGCGAGGTTTCAGTCCACACCGCACGGAACCGTCACCCACGCTCGCGCTGACGTGCTATGGGCTTGGCAGTCCATCATCGATCAGTTTTTGGAGGC